CTGGCGTGGGCGTTTTCTGTCGACCGCTGGGAAGAAACATGGTCGGAAAAAGAGAAGCGCCAGGCGGTCAGTGATGCTTTCTGGATCCACCAACGCAAGGGAACCGTCGCTGCCGTGCGGCGCGTGATTGAAACGCTGGGCTATAGCATGACGCTCCAGGAATGGTGGGAAGTGGCCGACCCTGCCGGGACATTCCGCCTTGAGATTGACCTCAATGATATTGGTATCACTGAGTCAATGATTAAAGAGCTGGAGCGGATTATTGGTGATGCAAAGCCGGTCAGTCGCCATATATCGCAGATGACACTCGGAGTCAGTAGTCATGGCGCTGCTAATGTCGGGATATCAATATTTGATGGTGAGGTAATAGATATATATCCGCCAGGTTATGAACCGGATGACAGTATTTATTTTGATGGTCAGGCGAGTTTCGACGGCAGTTATTATTACACCGGGAAAAGTTAATATGAGCAAAATCAGTGAAACCCCACGCTGGGAAAATGAAATCCACGCGCTGACCCGCGGTGAAAAAGTGGAAGGCGGCAGAGGTGGTGCAGCCAATATCCAGGCATCCCAGCTGGGAAACCGAACGGCATTCCTTAAAAATGAGCTGGAGGCATTAGGAACGCTGATCAAATCAGGCGATATGCCGTTTGCCAGCGAGGAAGCCGCCGCCGCCGCCATCAATGAGGGGAAAATCCCCGATGGTGCCGTGTTCTCTGTACGATCATCCGATCCGCGTGTTTGGGTTGCTGAGTATAAAAATGTCGGAGGCGAACCGGTTAAGACGGGACGTCTGATTTATAACAGCCTGGCTGTTGCCGCGACCGTAATGGCGGGTGTTGATGACCCAGACGGTACGATAACGGGTATCGCCTCGACGTTTAGCGGCCAGCTGTTCCGCGTTATCACCGATGACAGCAACGCTCCGTCCGAGGTGATTTACATTAACGATAACGGCGAAGCCAGGTTCATCATGACTCTGGCAAGTGGGCAGGCACTGGATACGGTGCGGGCCCTGGCCGAGCAGGCCAGTGCAGATGCGCTTCCCCTGAAAGGGACGATTCGCCGGGCCGATATTGGCAATCTTTTGCTGGCGCTGGTTGATGAAATCGGCCTTATCCCCTGGCAGGTTGACGGGGCGGGCGGTTTTGGTTCAGGCGTGGCTTATATCAGCAAGGAGGGGATTCGCGCCGGCGTCCTGCAAATCATGAGCACACCGGACGCTATTTTAAGGCTGGTCGGCGAGCATGGGATTTACAGCGACCTGATTAAAAAAGACGGCTCCGCGAATTTCCCCCGATACGCGCTGGGTAATGGCGTATATCTGACCAGCACGCCAGACGCGATTATTCGTCTGACTGACCGTAACGGCCTTTTTTACGACATTATTGATAAATATGGCGTCCCGGCATGGTTGAAAAAGGGCAATGGTAATGGTGGCGGTGGAGAGGAAATGACGGAAGCCGCGTATATTCGCCAGCAGAATGCGGTAAACCTGTCTGTTATGGAACAATCTGGCCGGCGCATTATGACGCGGCTTAAATTTCCGTCAGACGCATATAATCATTTTATTATGCAGTGCCAGTCGCTCGGTATGGGGTTTATGTGCTTTCCTGCCGTCTCAAAGGCCCCGAAATACGGCAATCTGATGCTCGGCAATTCCGTGCGCCCGGCGAGCGCGTCCAAAAATGAATTTGCCCCCCTAGGCGACGCAGCTTTCCAGCCGCTCAAATCCGTGGTTCAGAGTGTGGATGGGGCAACGATCCTGACAGATGCAGAGCAGCAGGCGTTAGGCCGGTACGCAGGAAACGAAGGGGAAAGCCCTATTGTCGGTGCTGTAAATGGTTTTCGCCGCCACTTCCTCGAAAAAAACGCTTTCAGCGCCGATAACTCACGCCTTTTTGTGGCATCCGCTGTCGGCCTGTCCGGTCAGTCAATTGCGTCTCTGCTGGATGATGAGAAATATTATCAGCGTTTTGTTGACTGCGTGACAAAAGCAAAAGCCCTGGCGGACAGCGAGGGGAAGAGCTATTCCGTTACGTTGCTGGCATTTATGCAGGGCGAGCGCGACTACCAGGACGGCACATCAAAAGCCGTTTACAAGGGGCTGCTGGGGCAGTTGCGCACTAAAATGCTGGCAACTATCCGCGCCATTACCGGACAAGCCGACGATCCGGTGTGGCTCATGTATCAGACTGGCTATGTTTACACCCCGAACCCTGATAATTCGCCGATTAATGCAGTGACGCTGCCGATTGGTGAGGCTCAGTACGAGTTTTGCCAGGAAAACAAAAACTGCTTGATGGTGGGGCCAAATTATCAGCTCCCGGATAAACAGGGTCACCTCATGACTAACGGTAGCCGGTGGATGGGATGCTATTTCGCCAAAGTTGCGGACAGGGTACTTAACCAGCGCCGCCCGTTTCAGCCGCTGGCTCCGCGTGATTTTCATGTCATTGGCAATGCGATTTATAACAGCTTCCTGGTTGAACATCCGCCGCTAAAGTGGCAGCGCCCGTTCCGGGTAGGTTCGAGGATTGACATAGCCAATAAGGGCTTTCGTGTTTTCCACAACATCCAGGCTGACGCCGCCGGGATCGGTACGGAACTGACTATTGCCAGCGTGGAGATCGTCGCCGACACAATAGTGAAAATTGTCTGCACTACGCCTCCCGTCGGGACGGTGCGCGTCCTCTATGGCTCCAAACAGTCAGAGGGCCAGGGGATGCTGACTGACAGCGATGATTATGTGCCTGACGAGGTATACGAATACGATCCGCAATTCACGCAATGGCCTGAGGAAAATATCGCCGAATTAATCGGTAAACCATACCCGATGGAGAACTGGTGCATAGCCTTCTCCCGGACATTTACGCAGGGGTAAACATAATGAGCACAGGATTTTTGTTAGGCAACATCAGCGATATTTCAGCGTTCGCGACCGGTTTTTTACTGCCTGTTGACGGCGCGGTTTACGCCAATATTTTCGGTGCTGACAGCAGCCCGGCCCGCAATCTGATCAACGGTCGGCCGGATGCGACGGTCATTGGCTCGCCGGTTGTTAATGACCGGAGCGTTACCCTGACCAGCATGGAAAGCTATATTGATACCGGCGTGAAACAGACCGGTGAAATGACGATCATCACGCTGGGGCAGCCAGCCGGGACAACCAGCAATTTTATCCACTGGTCTAACTATGGCTCGCCAGTTACAAATGGCGGGTCTGGATTAACCTCCATTGATTTTGCGCAGCAGTCAAATGCGACGGGCAACCCGACGTTGTCGCTGGGGTACACCCTCGATAATTTTGCGACCAGGCTATCACTGTCCTATGGCATTACAGCAGGTGCCGACACGGTTAAAAGGCGAGCTATTGCGTCGGTATTCAGCCAGTCAGCGATGACAACGCGTTTGCGTGACCTGGTGAACAAAAAAAGCCAGCAGAATGCCATTCCGGCTAATGGCGTCCTGCTTCAGGCCGGGAATATCCTGCTGGGATCACATTACACGGCGGCGACAGCATCAAAAGGTGACTTGTACTTTGCGGCGATTTATCCGCGGGCGTTAACTGATGCCGAGATTGACGCGGTGTATGTGCCTATTAAGGCGTTTTTTGGATTGCAGTAGTCGAATCGGGAGGGTGACAGGTGAGCGATAAAAAATTCTGTGCCATCCTCACGCGCGCCGGTGAGGAAGCGATGACCCGTGCGGCAGTCACTGGGGAGCCGGTGGGATTCTCTGTGATGGCCGTAGGGGATGGTGGCGGCGTATCGGCTATACCTGACCCCCTACAAACCGGGTTAATCAACGAGGTATGGCGTGCCCCCCTGAATCGCGTGGTGATAGCAGACCAGCAGGCCAACGTTATTCGCGCGGAAATGATTATGCTGCCGCAGGTCGGCGGATTCTGGCTAAGAGAGGCTGCACTGTATGACGACGAGGGGGTTTGTCTCGCCGTCGCGAACATGGCGCCGACCTATAAGCCGCTACTGGCAGAGGGGGCAGGCAGGTTGCAATCCGTCAATATGTGGATTGCCGTCAGTAATACCGCCAGCGTCAATCTAATCACTGACCCCTGCATCATTCTGGCGACAGTGAGCGAGGTCGAAAGAGCGAAGAATGATGTGAAGGATTATACAGATAAGATTGTAGGCCAGCTTGATACGGACATTCAGCAGGTGATTGCTGATGCGATAACGGAGGCAAAGCGTAATTTCTGGGAGGACGATAACCCTGTCGGCACCACGCGATTTTTTAATCAGAACGTCAACCCGAATGAAAAATGGCCATGGTCAGAATGGGTGTACACCGGCGAGAATAAAACAATTCGTGTAGGCAAAGCGGACGGCTCAAATGTGGGCACTACTGGCGGCAGCGATACCGTCACGCTCCAGAAGGCCAACCTGCCCGCCGTTCAGATTGATGTGAGTGGCGAAACCAGCGAACAGGCAGAGCAGAAACTGACGACCACGCGCGGCGGTGTTCACAATCATGGTGGGGTGGCCGGTAAAGATGACCCCTGGGAAATCGGCGGCGATGTGCGTCAGCTCTTTAACCCTAAAGAGCTGGGCGTGACAGATGATGCCGGAGAGCACGACCATGAAGTCACAGTACCGCCGCATAAACATACGACAAGCGGAAAAACCGCCAACCTCGGCGCCGGTCAATCATTCAGCGTGGTGGAAGCGCACACCTTGCTGATGTGCTGGAGCCGCGTTGCCTGATAAATCCCGGTATCAGTCTGCCCCTATAAGGGGCTTTTTTCTGTCTGCGGTTGTGCCACAGACAGTACAACGGCCATCAACGGCTTGCGGTGAATGATTTCCCTACCATGGGTGAACCCCTAAACAGGAGATTCATTCATGGCGCAAGACTATCACCACGGCGTGCGTGTTGTTGAAGTTAACGACGGCACCCGCTCTATCACGACGGTGAGCACGGCGATTGTGGGCATGGTATGCACCGGCGATGATGCCGATGCCTCTGTGTTCCCGCTCAATAAGCCGGTTCTGCTTACCGATGTACTGACCGCCAGCGGCAAAGCAGGCGAGTCCGGCACGCTGGCCCGCTCACTGGACGCCATCGCCGACCAGGCAAAACCCGTCACCGTTGTGGTGCGTGTTGCCCAGGGCGAAACCGAAGCGGAAACCACCTCCAATATTATCGGCGGTGTAACCGCTGACGGTAAGAAAACGGGCATCAAAGCGCTGCTTTCGGCGCAGTCGCAGCTGGGCGTGAAGCCGCGCATTCTGGGCGTGCCGGGCCATGACACGCAGGCTGTTTCCACTGAGCTGTTAAGCGTGGCACAGAGCCTGCGCGGTTTTGCGTATCTGTCTGCCTACGGTTGTAAAACTGTGGAAGAAGCGATTGCCTACCGCGAAAATTTCAGTCAGCGAGAAGGGATGTTGATCTGGCCTGATTTCATCAACTTTGACACGGTGCTGCAGGCGGATGCGACTGCTTACGCCACTGCCCGCGCGATGGGTCTACGTGCCAAAATCGACGAGCAGACCGGCTGGCACAAAACCCTGTCTAACGTGGGCGTCAACGGCGTAACCGGCTTGTCTGCGGATGTGTTCTGGGATCTGCAGGACCCGGCAACCGATGCCGGACTGCTGAACCAGAACGACGTCACCACCTTGATCCGCAAGGATGGTTTCCGCTTCTGGGGTTCCCGCTGCCTCAGCGATGACCCGTTATTCCAGTTTGAAAACTACACCCGTACCGCGCAGGTGCTGGCAGACACCATGGCGGAGGCGCATATGTGGGCCGTGGACATGCCGCTTAACCCTTCGCTGGCTCGCGACATTATCGAAGGTATCCGCGCCAAAATGCGCAGCCTGGTAAATCAGGGCTACCTCATCGGCGGAGATTGCTGGATTGATGACAGTGTGAATGACAAAGACACGCTGAAAGCCGGGAAACTCTGGATCGACTACGACTATACGCCAGTGCCTCCACTGGAAAACCTGATGCTGCGCCAGCGCATCACTGACCGTTACCTGGTGGATTTCACCACCCGCGTAAGCGCATAAGGGGGACCCATGGCCTTACCACGCAAGTTAAAACACCTGAATATTTTTAACGCCGG